TTTTGCTGAAACGCTAAATTTCCAAATGCGAGGAATGACCGGAGCCACAAAGAACCTATCTGATGCATGGTCTGATATGTGGACTGCCATCGCAACCGGAGATGTAGGTAGGGAAATTGCAGACAGTATCTATACAGCATCGAGAGCATTAGACGGTTTTACACAATGGTTGAAATCCGTAGAAGTACAACAGGCACTAGGTGGAATTGTAAGAGCGTTCAAGGGCGCATTTTCCACTATTGCCAATGGTCTATCAAATTTGTGGCAACCTTTTTCAGATTTTTTCTCAAATTTTTCTGATGCCGGAGAGAAAACTTGTAAAGCTGAAATTGGATATTTTGAAGGGTGGTTTGACTTTGTTCGCCTGGGACTTGGAGATATAACAGCACAGTTAGATACTTGGTACAAACAGCTACAAGCATACGCTGAAAGGGCCGGATCTATCATAGCGCAAACTGTTCACGGCACTACATACGAGGTTATGAATCGTGCCGATTTGAGTATCAAGATGTTGGCTAAAATTAAAGAATTAGGACTAGAAAATACCGCATTGGTAAAGAGAAGCGGAAAGGTTGACATTTCTGCAATTCTGCAACTGCCAAAAGGCCATCCGTTACTAGACTATTATATGTCTGAAAGAAAGCGTGTAGCCGATGCAAATAAACAGATAAAAGATACTGAACTTGCATCAGAAGATGCTTTTCAGAAACAGTTAGCAGATATTGAAAAAAAGAATGATGCTGAACGCAAAAAAGCATACGATGATTTGATTCAAACAAGAATAAATTTACAAAATTCTTTAAAAACAAAATCGTTAAACTACAATGACATATTCAAAATGTCGGGAGCCGGAACTTCTGGAAGTACCGCCGCAAGTTCTGCTGCAAGAAAGCTGGCAGAAGAAACAGACAAAGCAAGAAAAGCCTATGAGAATTTGAACGCTGAAATTCAGCGGATGAAGCTCAATGCTTTAGACGCAATAGAGCAAGAAAAAATTACATACGCTGATAGAATGACTGTTTTAAAAACAGCATTGGAGCAGAATGCAATCACGCAAGAGCAGTACAGAGCCACAGAGCAAGAACTCACACAACTGCACTTGGATAAACTGTCAGAATTATACAGTGAACACTATGAGCGTGAAGCAGAAAAGCGAAAAGAACAGATTGATAGACTGCGTGAAACTGAGCGTGATTGGTCAGAGTCTACACCATTAGATGCTTTCACCGATAAACTGCAAAAGTACGGTTTGACTTGGGATAATGTTTTAACCGGAAATTTTGAAAAGTCAAAATTGACCACTACTCAAATAATCGGAGTTTATGCACAAGCAAGCGGTGCCATAGGTGGTTACATTGGCAATATTGCACAAGGATTTGAAAAAAATTCGGGTATGTATAGAACACTGTTCGCATTACAAAAAAGTTTTGCGGTGGCTAGTTCCATACTGTCTATTTATCAAGGTGCAGCAAATGCGATGGCCGCACCATATCCAAAAAATTTAATTGCATGGGCCGGAGTTCTGGCACAAGGTTTGGCTTTAGTCGGACAAATTAAATCTATCAATTATAGCGGAGCATACGACAAAGGCGGCTACATCCCTAGCGGTGCGGTTGGTCTTGTTGGTGAAATCGGACCGGAACTTATAAAGGGTCCGGCAACAGTTACCGGAAGAAAAGATACAGCTGAAATGCTACGACAGAACAGCATCACAGTTAATCTAATCGAAGATAGAGAAAAAGCCGGAACGGTGCAACAGTCTGAACGTGACGACCAGCAGATGATTGATATATTTGTGGCAAATATCCGGTCCGGCGGTGATACTGCAAGTGTACTAGAATCTACTTATGGCCTTAAAAGAGTGGGGTATTAAATGAGTATATTAAGTTATCCTGGAACATTACCGCAACCACTGCAAGAATCATACAGCGCAGATTATAAGCCGTCATTGATTAGAACTACATTCACAGACGGCAGTGCAAGACAGCGAACTATGCCATATAACGCTAGTGACTTTTCTGTTTCATGCGTGTTAATGCTTACAGGCGCACAATGGGTAGACTTCTGGAACTTCTACAAAAGTTTGAATTATGGTTCGGATTGGTTCACTATGAATTTACCGCTAGATAATTCTGATACTGTGAATACTCGAACTGTTCGCATTAAAAACGGCCAAATTAAAAAAGATTTGCAGTTCCGTAATACTTCAAACTTCGTGTATAAAGTAAGTTTCACTTTAGATGTGAGGGAATAATTTTTTATGGCACTTCAAACACTCAAAGCATTATGGGCGAGCGGTGATAAATTTCCCATTACGACACTCACATTCAATTTAACTTTAGGCTATAAATACAACGGTCAACCTTGGCAAGGTAACGCAGTTGAAAATAAAATTTTACGCTATGCACTGTCACAGTCTGATGTTACTTTAGACGGTGAAGTTTATTCTGCAAGCTGTTTCAGTGCGGCACTTCCTGAAAGGTCCGATAATACTTTTCAAGATTTAACTTTTTCTATCGGCGATGTAAACCGTGAAATTCTGCAATATCTTTCAAGAATAACGAGAAACGACCATAAAAATTTGAACTTTGTCACACTTGCACAATGGCATCCGACAACCTTACAAAAAGAATTTGAAATTGAGATGGTTATAAATTCAGTTAATTTCAGTGGTTCGGCTGCAAACTTCACCGCAAGTTTTGCCGATTTAGTCAATACGGAGTTCCCACAAAAAAGATATACAGCAGAAAATGCACCGGGGATAATCTATGTGTCAAATTAACATAGATAAATATCTTTTAGCGAGATATAAGCAGGGTGGTAGAACTCTGCCAGATGTGGACTGTTACGGTTTAGTCTTGGAATTTTTTAAAAATGAGTTAAAAATTAATCTGCCATTGGAACAGAGCATTACCGATATTTCACAAGCACCGGAAGGCGAAAAAAATTTTAAAAAAATTGTAAAATATGCAGAAGTCACAGAAAAAAATCTTAATCGTGATAAAATTTATTTATGCGGATTTTATACAAAAAATAATTTTTTAGCGCATTGTGGAATTGTTATCGACAGAAAAATTCTGCATATTAACAAAAATGGTGCTGTATTACAGAGTATTGGCACAATTAAAAGAATTTACAGTTTATGGAGTTTGAAATTCTATGAAATTACACGTAATAGTCGCACCTAGACACGATTTAGATTTCATAATTGAAGAAGAATATACAGATATTAAATCAAATATAAGCATTTATGATTTAGTTTCTGAACTTGCACAAACTCCACATATCACAGAAAAATCTATCACAGTAATTGTTGATGGTGCTGTTGTACCTTTTGCGGAATGGAAAAAATTTTATTTATCTGATGAAAAAAATCACGAAGTTAAATTTGTTTTAGAGCCAGAAGGAACTGTTGTGATGTTCGCATTTGTGATAATTGCTATGGTTGCAACTTTCTTATATACCATGCGTATGATGCACAATTTGAACAGCAAGACCGGCACTGATAAAAGCGGTGAGTCACGCTCAATTTATGACGTGAACGCACAAGGCAACAAGATTAAACTCGGTGATGTTATTCCTGAACAATTTGGCTTATTTAAAAAATTCCCTGATTATTTAGCGGATGCACACGGATTTTATAGAGATAATGAATACTATTTAGATTTGATTTTAAGTCAAGGTATCGGATATTTTCAGCACGATTTATCGAATATCTATGTCGGTGCTACTCCATTATCAGTGTTACAGGGCATACAGTGCGAAGTATGTGATCCGTCAGCAGATTTATCAAATAACAGCATAGCACCGGAAATCACTAAATGTTGGTATAACTCGACAGAAGTAACTAGTAGCGGCCATACACTTCACGCACTTACATCTACAAACATCACAAATAACACGCATTTAGAATATCAGTCTATATTCGTAGAAGGCTACGATGATTTATCTAAATACCGTGTTGGTGATTTGGTTAAAATCAGCGGTGCAAGTAACGAGTGGGTGGTATTGCCAGCGTTCCAAGATACAGCAGAGCATTACCCTGAACAGTTATCAAGCGATTGGGAAGTCAGAGCGAGAAACAATTACAGAAACAATTATGATCACCCGCATCAGTTCGCAGTTTATCCGTTTAGACCTAAAGAAATGAAGGAGGCTGACGCACAATCACCTTCACCGATACATACTTTCTATCATATTTATGTTAAACAGCGTGATTATTACATATCGGGTTCGACAACTGCATCGTATAGATTGCTCGATATTCCATTGAGCGAGTGCTCAGTAGTTGAGAGTGTCAGACGGTGGGGCGGTGAGACATGGGAACTTAATTCAGCGGTATTCAGTAGTGGCGCTTGGTATCCATCAACTGATTTCGACAACTATATGTTGCTAGGCAATAACTGCCGCCATGAGTATTGGTCGTCGGGAGGTTTTACAGAATACAGCATCTATGATTATTGGAAGCAATATTATAGCTATTCAGGCGGCCCTATTACATACGGCACAGTGGATTTACAGACTATACCGGATAATTGCAGAATTGATTGCTATAGTCCTTGGGGAATGAACGCTGAATCCGGCACAAGCGGCAGTGTTTCTTATCAAGGCAGATATGGGGAACTTTATCAAGCAACACCTACAATTTTGTTCGGAAGCACTCCACTGTCTTATGAAATTAAAATTAACAATAACGGTACTTATAAACTGTGGAACTCACGCTTGAAAACCAATGCAGTATTTAACGTGCAGATTGCATACTGTGTTAGAGCAAAGGTTACTGAGTGCCATAGAAAAGACCTAATTGGTAAAACTGTAGATATTATCGCAAATAAACCGCTTAAGTTTGCTATACCGCTAATTGGTACAAATTACTACATGAGGTCGGCATATTCAACACAGTGGGTATACTGCGATTCGTTGTGTTTCAAACTGCCTTGGGATGATGCAGCACAGCACATTGAGTCAGCGTTTTTATATGAGCAATTCGGAGAGGCGCTCGTACCGACAAAGGTTGACTCTCGTATGGGTTGGGAAACCGACCCATCGTACGGTATTGAAGAAACCGACTCTGATTGGAAATTCGTGATCACAGATGGCACTCAGACCTATAAAGCAAACTATTTGTGTATTGACCACGAACACGCTGGAACAGCAGGCGCACTTGGCCATAACTGTGTTGCAGTTCGTGTGACTGCAACCCCTGAGGGTATTTGGGATTTCTATAATGCGCGTAGGGGTACTGTTGACGACAATGGGTTTTATAAAGTCGTTGCTGTATATGGTGAAAACAGTTTTAGCGCAGATTTAGACTCGCCTATACTTGTAAATAGCAAGAGTAACCTGAGCAGTGATAATGCAAAGCGACTGTTTACGACACCGCACCAAAATCACAGAGTCTACAATCAAGATATAATGCGTTCAGATAAGGACTACAAGGGCAGAGAATTTACCGACATAGACCAATACTTCAAGCAAACTAAAATCGGTGGCAAGTGGGAAGATGCACCGTGCTATGCTCCATCTGTAACCAAGGTAATGCTCCATCGCTGTGATAGTAATGGCAATTTATACCCGGATTGGACCGGATTCTGGGCAGTAGATTCAATTCAGAAAAATGTTGTCGTTGAAAATATTACGCAAGGCTTTTCTACAAAAGATGTAAACAATTCGATAAGCGGCCCATATCGTGCTGCACCTATTGGCGTCGATGTATCTGAAATTGAAGTGGATTTACAAGCCCCTGGTGGCATTTACTACAGAAACGACCAAGGCGATATTGAGCCATATAATGTTACAGTTAGAATTGAATATCAGAGAGCCGGGGATTTAGAATGGCAACATAGGGATGTTACTTTAACAAGCAACGGCATTAAAAAATTCTCAAACGGCGAGTACACCTCGACCGGAATGGATGCAGTCGGAGTAACTGAAAAATTTGATTTACCAAAAGGGGATTGGTATTTCAGATGTTACAGACTTACAGAAGAGCATAGTGATGATACAACGCATTATAGTGATGTGGTGAAGTGGACCGGACTGAAGTCAGTTATTGCAAATCCACAGTCTTATGATGATATAACAGTTTTACTGATGCGGTTCAAAGGTAGTGAAACACTTTCAGAAATGTCTGATAATCAAATCAGTACATTATTTACAAGAATGTTACCAAACATTGAAACTAGCGTGTTAGAACCTACCAGCGCACTTGCTCCGGCAGTTAAATATATTTGTGACCATAGCAAATTTGCAAGTTTACTGCATATTGATAATATCGTTGATATGGATGCAATCTGGAATGTTCGAGGGTTAGACCTTAACGGCACTTTAGACAGCGATAATACTTTGTTGAATGTTCTATCTGACATTCTGCATATTGGATATAGTGAATTATCTACACGTGCAGACGGATTGCAGATTGTGCAGATTGGTGAGCATCCTAATATAGACTATGAACAGGGCGGTAGTTGGGATGCAGCACATTTATCCGGTCCGACTGATTACAGTTTCATTTTTTCGCCACAGAATTATTCAAATTTGAAGATTGATGTGGCACTTCCAAGACGTGATGATGCAGAAGAAATTGAAGTACAATATACTGACGTTGAAACCTACAAGACTGCAACTGTGTATATCCACATGTCAGCTAGTCAGTATAGCACCATTGAAGTTACTGATTATCCTACTTCGATATATCAAGAAAAACTACAGCTGTTTGGAGTGACAGAAAAAGCACAAGCTGTAGCTATGGGTGCTAGAAGATTACGCTCCATATTGAGAAATAGAATTAAATTCACTTTAACGACTGAATTTGACAGTTTAAACTGTAATTATAAGGACTTTGTCGGCTTGGTGGTTGATGAGCCTAGTTGTGGTATGCTCACAGCAGAAATGCGTCATAAGCCAAATTATGACAACGAGTATATTGTAACTAGTTCAAATTGGGCGGGTGATGCCTATTCCGGCAGAGTCACAAATTACGACAACGGAGTAATTGAAATTAATCCACCGCTGACCGCAGAACAATACGGTGACGCTGACCATAGACCGACAGCTTTTTTCATCACAGACGAAGAAGGACAACCGCACCTACTGTCAATTAGATACAATGATTGGATAGATGCTAAATCTTTCAGAGCGACTTTACCTGTTGTGTGGTATGGTACAGATATTGAACTGCCTAGAATTGTATCTGCTGTTATTGTTCCGTGTTGGGTAGAGAAAATCAAACCGTCTGAAAAGAACTGCACAGTTGAATTGACAATGTATGACAGTAGCATATTCACGGATGATTTACCAATGCGTGAAGGCTATGGAGTTTCAGCGTATGGAACTTCACCATACGGAAAGAGTTATTAATAATTTATAGGAGATTAGAAAAATGGCGAGTACAACTTTACCGAATGGAATTATAGTTCCTGAAAAGTTTAGCCGAGATTGGTACGCTGATTTATACCATAATTGGCAAGAATTGGATAATCTGCTTGGCGGTGGAACTCCTAAAGACGGTACACTGACCATACAGAAAAACGGTGATACTGTTGGCACGTTCAGCGCAAATCAGGCAACTGATGAAACAATAGATATTGAAGTTCCAACAAAGACGTCTGATTTGAATAATGATTCAGGATTTATAACGGGTGTTTCGTGGAATGATGTAGCTGATAAACCGTCATTTGCTACAGTCGCAACTAGCGGTAGTTATACTGATTTGAGCGATAAACCTACAATCCCTACTGTTAATAATGGCACTTTAACAATTCAGCAGAATGGTACAACAGTTGATAGTTTCAGTGCAAATTCTAGCAGTGATAAGACTGTTAATATTCAATGTGTAGATTTAGAAAATAATCAGACGGTTGGCGGTATTAAGACATTTTCTAATGCTCCGGTTGTCGGTTCGATTAATTTAGATGGAAAAACTATAGATACTGACGCTAATGGTAATATGACATTTAACGGCAACAAAGTGCTTACAAATGCAAATTTAACATTCAGTTATGACGCACAAACGGAAACATTAACAGTGACATATTAAGTCACTACCGCAACAGTATTTAACTATGACAGTACAACGGAAACTTTGGAGATTAAGATAAATGGCTAATATTTCGCATTTTACACAGACAGTAAATGGCGTATCAACAACTTATGATATACACGATGCTAATGCAGTTCCTAGAAGTGGTGGGGCGGTAATGACAGGCCTGAGTCTTGCACGTGACGTCAATAATAGTAGCTTCGGTATTTCCGGTGGCAGGTGGATTGATTCAGGTGGTACTATTGGCGCATGGGGAAAGGATTCTTCAAACAGACCTGGTTGCGTTCAGTTTAACTGTGCAGATGGATCAAATTCAAAAGAGATGCTTCTATATCCTAGCGGCACATGGACATGGGACGGCACAGCTTGCCAAATAACATCAGACCAAAGGCTCAAACAGCAAATCACTGAAATTGATGATAAACTGTTAGACGCATGGCAAGATGTAGACTTAGTTCAATTCAAGTACAATGACGCAGTAGACACTAAAGGCAAAGATAATGCACGTTTACATACCGGATATGTAGTTCAGCAGATTGATTCAGCTTGTAAATCTCATAATGTTGATATTTCACAGTATGGCTTATATTGCCATGAAGAATATCCACAAGAGACCGAGGAAGTCGAAGTTGAACAAGCAGACGGTACAAAGACCGAAGAAACAAAAGTTATCCGTGAAGCAAGCGAGCATTACTCATTACGTTATACCGAAGTTTATGCAGTTGAGTGTATGTATTTAAGACGTTGCATAAAACAATTAACTGCTAGAATTGAAGAATTGGAGAAAAGGAATAACAGCAAGTGATTACGCTGAAAAATTGGTATCAACAACAACCCGAAGTCGTTTATTTCGTTCAAACTGATTATCAAGGCGATGAGTTCATGAAAAAACTTGTCAGAAGTGAAATGAGCAAAGAACAGTGGGATAAAACTATTGCAAAGTATTCAGACTGTGAGATTTACAAAGTCATTACGGAAAATATTGACGGAGAATTGCATAGTTGGGTGTATTTCAAGGAAGAGGAATAAATGTGTGATGTTGTTGCTCTAATCTGCATTATCGTATTTTTCCAAATTCTGATATATAAAATCGGTTGCAAACAAGGCGAGCAGTCAGCATACAAGCGATATTTGAATACTTGTAACGAGTGCAGAAACAAGAACAAATGATAAATATTTGTGACATTAATACATATATTGACATTATTGGCAGTGCTATAATTGCCAT